CCAACGCCAACATATGAAATGAAAGATGGCAAAATTGTATTAAGTAGTATTAGAGGAGAAAAGCAAAAAAGACCTTTAGTATCAAAAGGCAAAAGAGAAAAAACGTGGGAATTATGTGACGATAAAAAAACAGATGAAATCACAAAACAAAATAAAAAAGTATCTATAGATGAAGCCCCTATTACCAGTTTCCCCTTGAAACAAAATCAGTTGGGATATTTATCTATTTCTTTACAAAAATTTTTAGATTTTAACAATAATACTTGTAAAATATCCAAAACAAATGATCCTAGATTAAAACTAAATACTGAATGTTTACTTAGAAAAGGTATAAAAATAAATAGGAAAAAATCTTTTTTACAGGCTATTTGTGATATATATTGGTTTGTGCTTGATGATAAACGTGAAGAAACAGTAAAACTAAGTAAAGATAAGATTTTAAAAATAAACGAACTTATTGATATTATAAAAACAAGAATTACCTTAGATAATTTTGTATCATTACAAAATGGTATGCTAGTAGAACTTTTTTATAAAGAAAAACAAATAAATTCTAGCAAATATCGAGAAACACGTTTATACCAATTGGGTCATTCTAGTGATTTGAATATTAAATACTTTAATAAGGTTGTGAGTGCATATGAAAATTTCCTTGATTATATATCTGATCCGGATTCCGTAGTAAGCTACGAATATTTGTGGGATTTTATTTCTATGCCATCTATGCTTAATTCAGATGGTTGCTGTGGTTTATTTCCAGAGGGAATTAATTTAATTATATTAAAAGAACCAGATGATGATGTTGTTTCAAAAATGGAACTAATATGTCCAACAAATCACTACTCAGATGTTTTATTTGATGAAAATAAACCTACGGTTATTTTATATAATAAATATTCTTATTTTGAACCAGTTTATCGTGTTACTAAGAAACCAAATAGTAAATATCTTATTAAAAAATTATTCTTTTTCGATAATTTAATTAGAGATGCTCCAGGATTACTTGAAATTCTTACAATGATAAAAACGCGTATAACAACAAACTGTAAGCCATTACCCAGTTTACCAAAAGTTTACAACTACAAACAAAATAAAAATCTAAAACAAGTATTAAATATTTTAAGTGAAAATAGTTATTTACCGATACAATTTGTAGCAAATTTTAATTCAAGGATTATAGGAATTGTTGTTAATTACAGAGAAGATAATACCCCACTTTTTGTGCCTTGTGCACCATCCGTAATGTTATTGGATAGTCAAATTGACATTATATTTGCTCACGAAATTTTAGGTATTGATTGTAAATCCACATTAGATTATTTGAGAGAAATGCAAAATATTGGTTTGCTTACAAAACCTACACAATTGATTGTTAATGACGAAATGATTGTTGGAACTGTCACAGAAACAAATCAGTTTGTTCCAATAACGCCAGAAGCTTATATTTCTTCCCCTTGTAATATGCAAGGCAATAAACATAAATTAGCTATTATTAAAACTTACTCTGATAACTATTATGAATTAGATGCAAACTTATTAATGGATGATTCTATAGACACAACACGCATTGAAACAGTAAAAAAAATAAAACTTGAAAGTAATTTTTTCAATATGTTTCGAAACTATTTACGTATTGTTTTATTAAATTTTGAAAATCAGCAAATAAAACGAAATATTATAGAAATTGTTCGTGATATTACTATTAGCTATTTTGATAAGTTGAACCAATTAATAGAAATATTACATCATTTGCTTGATGATTTAGTTGAATTCTCTATTTACTCTGCCAATTCTTTATATGACATTGAAAAAATATTTACGTGTTTGAATCTGTCAAGTAAAGATTGCAAATCAAAAAAGAACTGTATATTCAGTGATGGATCTTGTAAGATTCATATTCCTAGAAATAATTTGATTAGTGGAAACAACAATAGAGAGATTTATTTTGGTCGAATAGCCGACGAGTTGATAAGATACCCCAGAATAAGAAATTTTATTTTAAAACCTAAAGCCTTTCTATCACTTAATCCTATTTCATATGAATTAAATAATGATGAAATCATTCTTCTAGAGCAACTTTTATTAGAGAAATATTTTCAAGATATTGTAATGCGACCAGAAAATAAATATGTAAACTCAAAAAGAATTTACGAATTGACAAATCCAGATAAATCAGAAAAATACTCAAGTAATTTTAAATATAGTAAAGAATCAGTGGCAAAAATAGTTAATCCTTGTATTATAAATGATTCACGCGAATCAGCTTTTGAAGGAAAACAAGGTAGTTTCTCAGGTGCTGGGAAATTTTGGAGAGATTTGGGATTAGATACTAGATTTTCAATGAAAGAATTTAAAACAACTCCCGGATGTTCGTGGGATGTTATAAAAACTATTTATTCTGATTTTACCAAACGAGATATTTCAACGGATGATTTGAAAACCATACTTAAAACTAAATACACAGATTTATTTGCAAGTAATGATATATTAATGGATAAAATTTTAATTAGTATAAAATGGAAAAATCGTTTTTACCATTCAAAACAAAAACAACGCGAATTAGATGAAATTTTTAATGATGAAGATTATTATTTAAGTTTTCTTGATTTGTTAATTTTAATATCTGAACTTAAATTACCAGTAGCTATTATTAGCAGATTAACATTACCTTCTTTTAACAAACTACCTACAGGAAAAGGACATACAAGGAAAAGCATCTTAATTAATACAAGAAATAAAGATTCAATCTATATTTTATTTGGATCCAGATGGAAGCAAGCACCATTATTACCTGTATATGCTCTTGTCACTAATAAAGGCAAATTTTCTATTGATATAGAAATGTTTCCAGAGTTATCAAGAGCAATTTTAATAAATGCAACAACATTTGATTCATATATGGAAGAACAAACCTGGCAACTTACTAAAAAGAAAAAGAAAAAAGGTAAATTAGTAAAAATTGTTCGATAATCTTTATAAAATATATTCTATTATAATGATTATCTAAAACGCATTCTATTTCTTAAATCACCTGAAGAATGAAGAGACGATCTGTAAGTGTTTACAATATTATTTGATGATCTTGATTCACTCGTTGGTGTCCTGGGCAATTCATTTCTAGGTTGAAAAGCTGTTGCTTCACTAAGATTTAAATTTAAACGACTTGTTATTCTATTTGAAGGAATATTTGTCAAACTAATTCTATTTCTTATATGTGATAAACTGGTATTTGTTTCTGTTAGAAAACGAGTCATATCCATTTGAGGAGGTGCTCTTATCTGAGGAAGTCTTGTTCTGCGTGGAGAAGGTAATCTTGATGTTATAGGAGGAAGAGATGGTGTTAAAGGTGGAGGAGGAGGAGGATTTGATGGAATATTGTAATATCTATATGGTCTTCTAGTATCAGTTATTATTGTTCTTGACCTCGTTCTTATTCTATATATTATATCAGAATTCTCATCATCCTCTACAAAATCTTTAAGCTGAGGAATTAACTTTTCTCTATATTCATTTCTAATTTCAGGATTACAAGATAATGTTGCTCGTAAATAAAATAAAACAAAATGTTTCATTCTACCTACAATATCTCTCTGTTCAGTTGCTGTTGGAAAGTGTGGAACAAAAACATCTCCTATTTGATCTTTTAATTTTTTTAACATTGTCATTATATATTCATATAATTCATAATGGCCTGCTTCTTTAAAGTAAAGATTTATAATTTTTTCTCGTAATAAAGCAAAATAAACCCTCCTATATTTTACAAGACTAAAATCTACTTTAAAAAAAGCACCAATATCTAGAGGCATATTATAACGCGTATTACAAATACTAAAATATAAATTGTATAAATCGTGAATTTTAAATACTTGATTTGTATGAGGATTTTTAGGATGCTGTGGTGATGAAAATAATCCCTCTCTGTGCATTAAGGCTTCTGACCATATGTTTATAATATCACTTATCTTAAATCTATATATTGTATTATTTGATAATAAAGATACAGTGTGATGTTTTGGCAAATCATCAAGTTTATTTATCATATAAAGATCACTATCCCAACTATAAACTCGCGCTTTTTTCCATTTGTATAATCTAACTAATCTTGTAAATCCATTTGATACTTTTTTGGCAGACAAATAGTGATTTAATAGATTTTCGCTAGTATCTAAAACCCCACACTCTATATTGGTGTGCAAATAGTAATATGATTTCACATCATTATCCAAATTATCCATAGTATTTAGGCACTGATATGAAAAAATTATATTTTTATCTATTTTTTCCTTCTCCAATATTCTATTAATAAAAAAAGTTATTAATGGCATTAATATATTACAAGATTTTATTATTTATAATTTTGTAATACAAATTTAGAATCCTGGGTCATATTCATCATCAATCTTACCCATATCCTTCGATTGAATATATTTAATATCACCCTCAATAGTTATATTTTGTTTCGAACAAATATCTGTAGAATCTTCTACTGCAAGAGCACTGTCTATTTCTATCTTTTCTTCTAAAGATTTTTCACCTAACTCATTCATTTTGTTAATATCCAACATTACCTGAAATGAAGAAGTTCCAAAATTTCCTTGTTGACCACACATAATATTGGCTGATACTCCTGTAACAGGATCTAATTCTGCGTGTCTGGCAGCGCGCAAGAACATCTCTGGTGTTTCTTCAAATGAAGCCTTAGCTATAGGACCAATATTATCATTATTAATACCGTGTCTAAAGATTGATGTCATAACCTCATTGCAAGTCATTCTATCACACAACAGTTCTAAGTGATGCGCGTTAATATAAGTGCCATTAAATTCAAATGACTCCAAAATTTCATTGTAAATAGTTTGTCTCGCAGCTTCTATTCCCAACACGCGATAAGTTTCTTGAATATGATTACTATAAGTTCTTGTTGCATCAATACCCTCTGTGCCTAAAATACCTAGTAAATTAGTTCCTACTGTATCCAATACCCAGGAATCTTCTACTTTATATGATCCATCGACAAAACGTAAACTATTTGTCATCTTACGAATAATGATTTTTGGAATATTAGCTATACCTCTGAGTTTCAAATTATCCAAAAGATTATCTTGAATGTTTTTCAACATATAAATTTCATCGGATTGATCTAGACTCTGTTTATTGCTTTTTGTTAATGTATCTACTAATCTAACTCTGAATATTAACTTATCTGAATTTAAATCGGAATAAATACAAACAACATCTTTCTTGAAACTATTTTTAATCGCAAAATGAACGTCATCCATCGAAATATTTTTATCTAACATTGACTCACGATCAAATACAAAACGGATTATAAATTTAGACATTTGTTCATTATTTTCATCATCTTCCAAATCCACATTACTGCATTCTTTTATCAACTTCTGGAATTCATTATACTCTTCCAACAAAGGTTTATCTTCATCTATCACAGTTCTCATAGGATCAGGTTCAAAATAAATATTCACACTACTCGTAATATCTCGCAAACTAGTATATTCTAACTCGTGCTTCAATTCCAATGCCTTTTCGTGATTAGTTTCATTCAAATGAGGTAAATAAATTGTAGTAGATGGTTGTTTTGGATTGTCAGATATTGAGAGAATTTCTTCAATTCTAGGAACACCGCGAGTAACATTTGATTTACTAGCAACACCAGCAAAATGGAAAGTGTTTAATGTCATTTGAGTCGTAGGTTCACCAATACTCTGTGCAGCTATAATACCCACCATTTCACCAGGATTAACTATAGATTTTTTATAAATATTGGCTATTTTTTCTGTCAACATAATAATTGCTTTTCTATTGAAACGATGAAACATAAGAAGATTTTTTGGTGTTAAATAATAATAATACACTATCTCGAACAATTTTGTTGGTGCGAGTCTGGACATCTTTTTTAGTTTCTCCATAGTAAAGTCCAAAATTTTATAAATTTCTAGTGGAGTAATATCCACCATTGAAGTTTTTTGAATATTTAATTGATGTTGAAGATTTTGCATTACTCTTTTAAAGTTTACAGGCAAATGCACACTATTTTTATTAGTAAACTTAAATACATTTTCAACAAGATATTTTCTGTTTTGAATCATTGAATTTATCATTGTTTCTAGCCTTGCATTCAATTGAGGTTTTTGTCTTTTCAGTCTCTTAATTGTTGGTTTAGTATAATTTGTAGTAAAGATTTCATTGGTTGTATCATCCACAGGAACCTGAAAGTGTGAGAATACTTCTTCAATTGACATTTGTGCCAAATCTAAAACTTGACTTTCTATTTTTGTTGTTTCAATATTATCACCACCATACTCAAACTGAATAATTTTATTTTTATTGTTTCTAACAGTCATATCATAAGCCACTTTCAAATCTTCATTACCTTTAATAAGTCGCCTCTGAATGTATCCCGTAGTGCTAGTCTTGACTGCTGTATCAATAAGACCAGTTCTACCACCCATAGCGTGGAAATAAAGTTCTTCTGGAGTAAGGCCTTGAATAAATGAAGACTCTACGAAACCTCGTGCTTCTGGGGAATCATCATACTTAGTATAACAAGGCAATGTCCTATCTTCATAACCATAAGGAATTCTCTTACCATCAACATTTTGTTGTCCCAAACAAGAAACCATTTGAGCAATGTTCAAAATAGATCCTTTTGAACCTGCATTCACCATAATAACAAAACGATTATCTTTATCTAAACTTTTTCTTCCAATTTTACCTGCCTCTTCAGCAGCCTTATTCAAATAAATATTAACTTGAGTTTCAAACTCCTCTTCATTTGATTTTCCTGTTTTATTTTCAAAAGTTCCAATATGCAACTCATCAATAAGACCCTTCACATCCATTTTTTTCTGAGTAATTGCTGTATTGATCTTTTCATTTGTTTCATTATCAGCAATCAAATCATTAATACCTACACTATAAGCACTCAATTTCATATAATCGGTTACAATGGCTTGAAGATTATCAATAAAATTGGTTGCAGCATCACAACCAAAATCATTAAATATTGAATGAATCAATCCTTTTGAACCTCCACCCAATACACTCTTTTCTATTTGTCCTCTCAAATATTTACCATTGGTAATTTCAACAATATTATTAGATGTTTTTTTATCTTCTTCTTTTTCCAAAAGTTTATTTTTAAACTTGCACGACATTGGAGGCAGAATTTGTGTCAATATATCGAAATTAGATACATCTGTTGCTTGTTTGAAAATTCCAGGATTAACTGTTTTTACAGACATTAGTAGATTCATAGCTTGTCTGGGAGTAAATTTAATGTCTGGGCGAGAAAATCTAAAAGCTCCTAAAAGTGAATCCTGGAAAATACCAATAATTGGGGAATTGCTAGCAGGACTAATAATTTGACGAGGAACAGCAGCCAAATATCTCAATTCAGCTGCGGATTCTTCATCTTGTGGTGCGTGCAAATTCATTTCATCCCCATCAAAATCAGCATTATAAGGCTTAGTATCTGCTACATTCATCCTAAATGTTTTTCCTTTTTTCATTACACGAACAATATGACACATCATACTCATTCTATGAAGTGTGGGCTGTCTGTTAAATAATACAGGATCCCCATTTAGAAGATGTCTATGAACAACATCTCCTTCTTCTAAAACAATTGAATTTCTGTCTGTATGACGGAGTGATCTATTATATCCATTTTTTTTCTCTAAAATATTTGCTCCTGGATATTTATCTGGACCGTTCACAACAAGTTTTGTCAAGAATCGTTTATTACGTCTATTAACAGTTGCTGGAAAGGTAATATTCATTGCAATATCTTGAGGAACACCTAACTCTTTTATTGATAAGTTTGGATCAGGACCAATAACAGATCTAGCTGAGAAATCAACACGTTTTCCCATAAGGTTACCTCTTACTCTGCCAGTTTTTCCTATCAATCTTTCCTTAATAGATTTCAAAGCTCTGCCTGATCTCTGTGCCACAGAAGCGACACCAGGAATTCTATTGTCAATCATTGTTGCAATGTAATACTGTAACACTGTGTGCCAATCATCTATTACTTTTGAAGCAGCATTTTGTTGTATTTTTTCTTGTAGCGTCTTATTTGACTTTATAATATTTACAATAATATGTGAAATATCATCTTCACTTCTCTGTTGAGCATCGTGCATAACTGATGGTCTAACCGCAGGCGGTGGAACTGCTAAAACTTGACAAATAAACCAATCGGGTCTTGACCAAACTGGACTAAATCCCATAAATTTCACATCTTCATCAGATATTCTTCTAAAAATTTTAAGAACTGTTTCTGGGATAAGTTTAAACACGTGTTTTTCACCTTTTGATTCAGCATTACTTTTTTCTTCATCCCACTCAGCAAATATTGTAGCAAGACCGTCTTTCTTTATTCGCGATGGCTGTCTACAACCACAACCATCTTCTGTTTCCTGTCCACACGTTTTGATTTTACTGGCTCTAGCAAATACATATTGCCAGCGTTTTCTACTATCCATATTCATAATATGTGCGTGATTTGCCTTATTTATTAATAGTTTACTACACTTAGTGCAAACACACCTTAAAATTTTTAGAATGGTGTTCAAATATTGGATATAAAATACGGGGCGCGCCAATTCAATATGTCCAAAATATCCAGGGGTTTGCATATAATTTAACCCATCTGTTGGACACACCAAACCGGGATCCAAAATACCCATTCTGGGGTCAAATAGACCACCTATTACTGGTTTATTGTTTACATATGTATCACGAGACGTAATTTCTGCTACAGACCCACGCCTTATTTCATCCGGTGATAACACACTAAACTGAATTCCAATAATTTTTGAAGGTTTAGATTCTATTGGATTCCTAGCTGATGACATCTTCTTATATTTAGAAGAGACATTTTTAGATTGTTTTTCTTCAATTTTAATAGTTGTTTTAGTTTTTGAATTTTAACAAAATTGATCCTCGCAAAAGATTTAAAAATATTTTCATTATACAAATTATAATGGATACTTCAGATAATAACAAACCTAAATCTAAAGGTAAATCTCCTAAAAAAGCCAAACCTGAAGAGAAAAAGAATAAATATAATTTGAGAAAAAAGGAGAAAAAAACTTATAAGGTTGTCGATGAATCATCGGATGAAAGTGATAGCGATTGGGTTCCAGAAGATGCTGTTTATGTTGTAGAGGAAGATGACGATGACAGCGATGAACAAGAAGAATCTGATGAAAGTCCAGAAGAAGATACTGATGAAGAAGAGGAAGATTCAGAAAAAATGGACACAAGACAATTACAAAAATTTATTCAAAAAATATTTCCGTCTAAAGCTGGTAAAGAAAGATTAGATCAACTAGATAAAATTGATAAAATGATGAAGAAAAAGGAGAAAAAGGAGAAAAAAGAGAAGAAAGATAAAAAATGCAAAAAATCTAAGCGCGATAAGTCAAATAAAAAAGGCAAAAAAGATAAAATTCCTAAGGATCTTATAAAAAAAATTAAAAATAAAATGGTTGCAAATGAATCTAAAACAAAATCCGAAAAGGAGAAAGTTGCTGAAGAAGAAGGATCAAGTTCTGAGGAAGAAAATGATATTACACATAATGAATCATTGTTTGATGTTGAAGAAGAAGATGAACAGTTAGATGAATATGAGGAAGAACTCTTGAAAAACAATATGAAATTTAATATTGTATTTACTATGGGAGGAGATAGAGGAATGTTTGCACCAGCTGACGTTTATGAAGAGGAAGAGATAGATGATGATGAAGAAGAATTTCTTGAAAGAATGAGACAGCAGGAGAAAGAAATGAAACGTGAAGAAAAAAAATATAAAAAAGGTGCTAGAGTAAATGTAAAATTACCTGAGTGGGACAAGCCTTACAAGGGTGTAATTAAAAGCACTAAGAATGGTAAGTTTAATATTAAACTTGATGATGATGAAGATGGAGAAGAGTTTGAAGAAATAAAAAAAGTAAAACGCCAATATATTGACCTCATTCCTGAAGAAGAAATTAATGAAGAAAAAATTATGTCAGAACTAAAAGAACTAATGGAGATCAGAAAAACAAAAGGTAAAAAGTCTATGATGGAACAATTAGAAAAAATTTGTAAAGTTCAAGAAAAATATGATAAAAAGAAACGAGAGCGTGAGGATAAAAAGAAACAAACTGAAAATGTTTCTAAATTTCGCAAATTGCTAAGAGAAAAAAATATTATGAATGATTTTAAATATTTTCGAACTATGCCAGTTGAAACACAAGAAAAAATTATTGCACAGCTAGAAGAAGTTAATAAATTTACAACTGTTGAAAAACCTTATCGACTAGCTCTTCTGGAATCAGATATACCTGTAGAATTTAAGGCTAAAGCACTAAAAAAAATAAATATGTTGAATTTTATGGATCCTGGAACAGGAGAATACTATAAAATAAAACAATGGGTAGATACTTTTATGAGAATTCCTTTTGGTGTTCATAGAACACTTCCAGTTCGACTTGAAGATGGTCAAGATAAATATAATGAGTTTATGGAAAGTTCCAAAAAAACCCTTGATGAAGCTGTTTATGGTCTTGATGATGCAAAAATGCAAATTATGCAACTTGTTGGTCAATGGGTCTCTAATCCAAAATCAGTTTCACAAGCTATTGCTGTTAAAGGTCCACCTGGAACTGGTAAAACTACTCTAATTAAAGAAGGTATTAGCAAAATTCTTAATAGACCATTCTCATTTCTGGCATTAGGTGGTGCTACTGATAGTAGTTTTCTTGAAGGACATTCCTATACATATGAAGGAAGCACCTGGGGGAAAATTGTAGATATTCTTATTAATAGTAAATGTATGAATCCTGTGTTTTATTTCGATGAGTTAGATAAAATATCAGACACTCCTAAGGGTGAAGAAATCACTGGTATTCTAACGCATCTTACAGATACTACTCAAAATCAACAATTTCACGATAAGTATTTCTCAAGCGTTGATTTCGATGTTAGTAAAGCACTATTTATATTTAGTTATAATGATGAAAACAAGATTAATCCTATTTTGAAAGATAGAATGTATAGAATTCATACCGCAGGATATCAATCAAAACAAAAAATCACTATTGCACGTGATTATTTGATTCCAAAAATAGAGAAAAATGTAAATTTTGGTAAAGATGAAATTATAATCCCTGATGAAACTATTACACATATCTGTAATACATTTACTGAAGGGGAAAAGGGTG